GGCACGGCGTTTCCTATTATTTGTTGGCTTAAAGTTTTGGATTCTGGGAATTGATAGGAGTCGGGGAAAGTCTGAAGCCGTGCCGTCGCTTTCTGACTAATTCGTTTAATTTGGCTTCCCTGCACGATGTCCGCCCAGTGGGTATGCCGCCCCGATGCCATAGCTCGAATTGTTGGGCAGGGTTTGTTCTGCGGAGTCGGGAGAATATTCTTGATGCAAGCTCCCGCTCGGGGGATTAACAGGATAGGAGAATGCGAGTTAACATGACCACTCACAATAGTAAAACTTGGATCGTTTGACTCCCGAACTGTAGCCTGTCTAATGAGTTGTTTCCCAATATCAATCAAGGCTTTTTCTGGTAAATAACCCAATTCATTTAGTCGCTTAATCTGCCAGTCTGCAAGCTCACAGTCCTGCATTTCTGGGATTAAATCAGTAATAGCTTGATACCATCCCTTTCTAGGCTTTGATTCGGGAAAATATGGGAGGGGTTCTGAGTTTTTGACTGCCCACATGATTAATCGTTTCCGGTTCTGTGGAACCCCATAATCCGCCGCGTCAAGAATTAACCAATGGTAGCGATATCCACAATCAATTAGCGATCGCAATATCGCCTCAAATGTCGGCGATTTAGCATATCCTGGTACATTCTCAAGGATCACCCATCGAGGGTTTAATGTAGCTATATAGTCCCGACAATACAACCCCGCATCTTTGTCTTTATGGTCAGGAATATCACCACGCCGCGCCATTGAATATTGCTGACATGGGGGACTCATCCAAAGCAGATCAACCCGTTCCATGAGATGAGTGCGAATTTCACCGACGCAAGAATTAAATATTTTAGTATTAGGGAGATTTACTTGGGCAACTTTAGCAATTTTAGGATCTCGCTCAACTCCCCAAATAGACTTAAATCCTGCTGACTCTAGGCCTAAATCTGCGCCACCACCGCCTGTAAATAATGTTGCAAATGTTAGCATTAGAAATCCTCCTCAACAATTGTTAAGCCACAGCCGGGGAGGATTAAACTGGGATTGTTTGAAGCCATTAATTCAACCATTCCAGATGGTAAACAACGCCGGACTATTAATGTCATGCTGTCTAAATTTCTGTCAGTAGTTTTGACGCGATCGCCTTCTTTAAAAACGTAATCACCCAACAATATTTGTTCCCCCCTGACCATCCGAACAAATAGCTTTATTTTGTCCGAGTCTAGGGATTCTCGGACTCCACCCCATGCCCATTCAATTGTTATTTTATTTCTCCGACAATTAACAATCCGCCCAATATATCGAGGGTCGCTTTTAAGTTGGGCAATATCGGTTTTTTTGAATGGACTTGAATCGGAAACTTCCTCAAAATCTAGGGTTTCCGATCTATGCAAATTCCCTGTTTTTTCGTTAGTTATTTGACAGGTTTGTTTTATTGAATTAAATCCCTCAACCCGCCAAGCTGTTCCCTTAATTAAATAGTTTGGGCGGTGTTTGTGAGGGTCAATTTCTACCCAGTCACCGACTTTTAAAAGTCTTTCAAATATCTTCTTGGTTGCTGCGGTCATGGCGTTAATTAACCTCTTTTTTGTATTTTCGGGTCGGTGTTTCTAGGGCTTTCTTTAATGACCACCCCCGTTGAAGTCTTTGAGCAAAATATTGGAGGGTCATCGGGGGGTTTTGGTTTTGGTAAATCCATTCGATGGTATGTTGTCTTCCCCTGAAATAATAGGTTTTAAAAATGGGATTAGGGGGGATGATTTTGTCTTTAATCTCCTGGATTCTTTCTTCTGACAGTGGTTCGATTTCGTATCTGCCATAAGTTAGTGGTTTAATGATTCCAAACTTAAGAAACCGTTTTATTCTGGTATTTGCGTTTGCGATATTCAGGTTAAACTTATCGCGCATTTCTTGAACTTTAAAGGAAGTTTTACCTTGTCTCTGTTGTTCGTAAAACCAATTGATAATACTTCCTAAGTCTTCCCAACCAAGTCTGTCCATTTAGTTCATCCCCCGTACTAAATTTTTAAACTGGGTGAATTGAGAATCGAACAATAGCTTTACTGTTCCGGTGGGGCCGTTGCGATGTTTAGCTAAAATTAATTCAGCTATTCCCGCGTCCGAAGTGTTGGGATTATAATAATCATCTCGATAGATCATCATTACTAAGTCCGCGTCTTGTTCAATTGAGCCCGATTCTCTCAAGTCTGAAAGCATTGGGCGTTTATTGGTGCGCTGTTCGACGCTACGACTCAACTGAGACAGGACAACTACAGGAACGTTTAAATCTTTTGCCATTCCCTTTAATCCCCGTGTAATTCTTGACAATTCTTGCACCCGATTATCACTTCCTCCGTCCATTAATTGCAGATAATCTATTAGAATTAAGCCTAACTTTCCATCGTTATCGGCTTGCAATCTTCGAGCTTCAGAACGCATTTCGGTGATGGTAATATTCGAGGTGTCGTCAATATAAATCGGTAATTCTGCTAAGGAACTAATTGCGGTTGTCAAAGGTTCCCATTCCTCTTGCTGAATATTCCCTGCCCGTAGCCGCGTACTTTCAATTTTGGTTTCGCTCGATAATAGTCTTTGGACTAATTGACCTTTAGACATTTCTAAACTGAAGACTGCAACAGGTAGCCCTTTTTTGGCAATGTTATATCCAAAATTTAAAGCCAAACTCGATTTGCCCATTGCAGGTCTTCCTGCCACAATAATTAAGTCGGTGTGTTGGAATCCTCCAGTCATGGCATCGAGGTCATAAAATCCAGAGGGGACACCGGGGGGAATCTTGCTTTCGCTCCGGTCTTCAATTTCTTGAAAGGTATCAATTAAAGTTTCACCAATCGAAACTAAATCCTGTTGTGATTTTGATTGGGAAATATTAGCAATTTGTTCCTCTGACTTTTGGAGAATTGTCTCTAAAGGTTGACTGGTATCTTCTGCCAATTCAATAATTTTATGGGCAGATTCAATTAGGTTTCTTCGAGTTTGCTTATCGGCAATTAACAGCCCGTATTGATCAATGTTAACTGCTGAAACTGTGCGGTCTAATAATTGGGTTAATCCTAATTGTCCCCCGGCTTTCTCAAGTAATTTCTGATCGGATAACCAGGTAGTGACGGTCATTAAATCCGTGGTTATTCCCTCGGAATGTAATGCTAAAGCTGCTTTGTAGATTGTTTGATGCGATCGCAAGCTAAAAGACTTAGGTTCTAATGTTTCTGCAACTCGCCCCATAGCTTCGGGGTCTAAGAGAATCGCTCCCAAAACGGCTTGTTCTGCCTCAACATTTTGCATGATTATTGTTTCCATTATTTCGCTCCATTTAAGTTTTTATTCATTTTTGTGGCGATCAGGTTATTTAGAAATTCCTGATTTTTTAACTTCTGTTCCTCTGAAATCTGTGGCTTGAGTCCATTGGGCTTGAACTCGATTTGCTCACGGGGGATGACCTGCGTGGGACGCTCAAATTCTCGCGGGGCTTTTCGGTAGGCTTGCCAATGAGTCTTGAAATCGTTGCTCAGGTAGTTGAGTTGGGTACTTTCAATCGACCCAAGGTGAGACATCCCTCCGAGTTGAACGATTGCATATTGACTCGCATCGTCTAAATTATTCAACGGGAGGCGTTTAGCAAGCGATTCTAGGCATCTTGACCAACAGTTACTTACTAACTCACGTTCGGATTCTTTAACGAGGCTTACAAGCTCTTTTCCCGTGGGACACTTGCTAAGGTTGAAAATTGCCTCACGGATTGCAGTCTCAAATTCTTCAGCTGATAACTCCTGAGAGAGTTTGTCGAACCAAATTTCATATTTGAGTTCGGTGAAAATCGCGTCGGAAAAATTTTCTTTCAGGTTTTCGATTCCCTGATCAAAGATTTCATCGTTAAGCTCGGTCATGGTTAGGCTCCTAATTTTTGTTCGCGTTTGGATCTCAGGATTGCGAGGCGTTCATCCTTAGAAAGTTCGCTGATATTGCGGGTTTGGGTTGATTTGCCACCGCTAAACTTAGCTTTTGATTTCAACCACGACTCGGCATCGGCAAGGATTTTCAGTGGCTCGGATTTCCATTTCTGAGCTAGGGAAGATTTGGCATGGTTTGAATTACAGTCTTTGCCCCTGTAATGAGTGCATTTGCTTAATAGCCCCCTGTAATATTCCAAAAACTCAGGGTCGGGCGATCGCTCACCTCTCATGGCTCCGGTCGCCACAATTGCATTCCAAGTTTTCATATTGTCTGCTGTTGTGTCCGTTGGCAGAAATCGAGGATCGGACTCGACGGCGGCGGAATGTCTGATCACCGGATTAAGATTTTGTTCAGGTCGGTGATTTTCTTTTTGACTTTGCTGTGTGGCAAAGTCCTCGGTAAGCTCTTCCCCCTGGACTTCGTTTGAAATCAAAACGGCTTCGTCCTGAATCCCCCCCCACTCCGATTCCCCTTGGGGGGTAAGGGGGGTATTTTCTGGAGTCTTTTCTGAAGTCTTTTCTGAAATATCTATATAAGGAATGGGAAATTGGGATTCACCACCCTGGTAAATTGGGATTCCCGATGACAGTAAATTGGGATTTACCATATTCAGTAAATTGGGATTCCCGATTTCCTGTAGATTGGGATCTACCATTTGGGGTCTAGTTTTCCGTGGGCGAAAACCCACTGATTTTTGCCTGGGTTCGATATCGGAAATTAGCTCATCTACCTTGCTGTGATTCCGAAAGTAGAAAGTTAACCCCGACCTCCGGTCAACGTAGGAACAGTAGTAATTACAACCAAATTCCGATCCGCTAGATTTTGCTTCGTCATACTGGGTTTTGGAGTTGTAACGGACTCCAATCTTGTCAAACCCAGTCCTAAATTCTTCTTTAGAAAAAGCGAGTTCCTCAACCCAACTATCCCCAAGCCTGTAGTCCTGATGTCCGTTTTGAGGGGGTTCTAAAAACTTATAAAACCCGTCTGGATACTTTGCGAAACGATACTCAAGTTGCATCATAAGAATCGTGGCTACTACGCTCCCTGTTTGCTGCCTGAGTCCGGGGATATAGGGGACGGCTTCTGCAAAGGCGGCTAGAATAGATGGTTTCACGCCACACCCCCCAGATTGTCAAGAGCAGTCTGAATAATTTCTGTATTGAACTTATAGAGAAGTGTCCTATCCATAGGGTCAGGACTTGGTTTGCTTTCAATAAATCCCTTAGCTTTCAGAACTTTTAAAGACTCAATAACCTTGCTCTGTTTAAAAGTCCCACACAGGGATTCAACGATTTCATTTATCGGAATGTGAACCCATGGAGTGTAGATCAAAGAATCTTGATCCCAATCAGCATGACACCAAGTCCAATGTTCAAATGAAGCTAAAATCTGGGCAGCGCAAGCATCGCCACCGCATATCTGAACGTAATCCGATCTAATGATTGAATAATTTCCGGTGTGATGAATAAGTTCTTTCATACAGCCCCCACTTCCCACTTACTGGGATGAATTGTTTCGATATCACCGCTAACCATCCCGAGATTAATTAGCTCGCGTAATGCAAGTATTGAAATCTTCATATTTTCCTCAAAATTTTTAGGGAAAATGATGATCAGCTTCTTCGATCATCTCCCCGTTTAGGCTGTTGTTCCGACGGGGAATTTTCCCCGATTTTCTGTGATGATTCGCAGAAAAATAAACAATTTATGACTGCGAAAATTGCTAGACTGATTGCGATTTTTTTCATTTCATTATTTAGGAAACCAAAGGGAATGCTTGAATCTTCCCTCTGGTTAATAGGTGTTCTACAATCTGCCCGTTCATTTCTTCATCCCATAGGCATTTTTCCTTTCCGTGTTTTTCCCTTACGATTTACAAAGCCGATCCGTCCAGGGAAGGCTTGTTGTTTCAGGGGGTGCAGGAATCTGGTGATTTGGTCTTGCCAGATTCCTACAGTATTGCTATGGTAGAACAAAAATCTTATAATGTCAATATAAGAAATGATGAAAATAATGATGGACATGGAGGCGAAGAAATTATGGTTCCTTATAGTCGGGTCTTGATGATTTCCTGGGATAAGAAGGCGGGCGCAGCACTAAGAAAGATTAGAGACGCTACAAAATTATCGCGTCGGCAGTTGGCAGAATTGACTAACGGAGCCGTGTCTGAACCCACGATCATTAAATTAGAGCTTGGAGATGTTGAGGCTGTGAGTAGAGAAAAGCTGGATGCTTTGCTGTGGAGTCTTGGCAGTGATATTAGTTCAGTCTTCCCTACGGTACTTGTAAAAAACTTTTGAAAATCGCTTGACAATCTTATAA